CGCAGCATAATAATTAGGCATCATGCTGTAGTATAACATTTCTTGTTCGCCAACTTGCCCAAGCATTGTCCTAGCACGCAAACTCATAGCCTTGTCTGCTAATCCACCCATAGCAGATTCACCGTTAGCAATTCCTTGTTCTGTCAACGCCTGTGCGAAATAAGTGTTATAACCTGCCCCAAATAACGCTTTGTTGCGGATACGCCCCATCATATCAGATGAACTCTTAAGGTCTGCTTTATACTTCGTTTCCCCGTATTTGCCAAACCAAGTTCCAATTTCCCCCCCTGCGGCACCACCAACATTGGCACCAACCATTGTTCCTACACCAGGAATTACAGAACCTATTAACGCACCAATAACGCCACCTGCTACGCTTCCAGCAATCTTTCCGCCTTGTGTAACACGACTTAAATAAGCCTGTCTGGAAGAATAAACATTTCTACTAATAGATTCACCCCAATAACTTTCAAGCATTCCGCCTGCAGCCCCGAAGATGTCTTTAACCATCTTCCCACCAATTAAAGCCCACGCCGCACGTGATACCCCACCGCCACCACGCAAATCGCCAGTAAATACGTCTGTGCTATATTTTATCTGCTTTGAAGCATAATCAACCTGTCCACCAAGTTTTTTCCCAACTTTAATTAAGTTTTTAACGTCATTGTTTAATGCCTTCAATTCGGCACTTTGTTGTCCTTTAGATAATCCCCCTGCAGAAAGTTTATTTATTCTACGCCTTATAGATAAAGCACTTTCACCCCAATTTGTAATCTGTTCGTTTGTTTCGGATTCGGGTATAAAGTTTTTGTCCGCCTCACCAACATATAAATCAAAGGCACCAGTTTTGGCAATAGCACGAAACAGCCTGTTTTGGTTTAAGGTTTTTTGCAAACTAGATTCTTGCTCGTCTTTGTTAAGAACATGCGTTTGCCAGTGCCTAAAATAAGCACCAACACGCCTGTTTGCGTTCCTTTCTTGCTCTACGTCTTCTAATGCTTCCCTTGGTATCAAACCAGGGAAAGCCGAACTTAGCCCATACAATGTTCCTGCAAAGGTGTTTAAGTTGTGTTGAATAACACCATAACGCCCTTGACCTGTTTTAGGATTCAATCTGTGGGCTATCATATCCTGGGCTAACGCTTCTGCTTCGGTAGGAAGTGTATTAAATTTTTCTAATGCCCGAACCCCACCTAGTAACCTTTTTGCAACCGCCTGCGGGTTCACGCCCTGTGCCTTAGCAACCGCCAAATAAGCGTCAGTTAAACTGGCAGAACTCTTTCTCCACAATTCATCCAAAGCCCTTTCTGCACTATCAGCAACCCCTGCAATCCCAAGTGGTCTTCCAGCACGCAACCCAGAATAACCTTTCCCATTTCCAGGGGTTAATGCGTCTGATACCTTTTTAGCAATCCCATTAAATATAGAATCTACGTCTTTGGCAAAATCTTTTATCTTATCACTTGCTTTTGATAAGTCTAACCCAACGCCAAATGTAATATCTTGTTCTGCCATTATTTAGCCTTTTCTAAAGCACGTTTTCTTTCTATTTTCCTGCTTTCTTCTTCTATGATTTGCCGTTTCTTGTCTATCATTTGATTCAAAACATACAAATCATATAGATTTAGTGTCCCGTTCTTTAGGTCAGAATACGATATGTACCCTTCTATAACAGGATTCAAAAAAAACCAATCTAACAGTTCGGGGGGCTCGTTTACTTTCCCAGGTTTGCTATTGCTGCTTCCATGTACTTCCGAACTTCCCTGTCGCCCCCTAGGAATAAAGGGGCAAGAAGCCCATCCGTATATGCAAGTTTCATAACTTCAATCTCACCCAAAGTCAGTTGGTCTAACACAACTTCACGCCCATCAACCTTAGCATTTTGTGCAATCATTCTCAAAAATGCTTCTTCTTTAACATAGTCTTCTGGATTGGCAGAGTGTTGTGTTCTTGCGTTCAACAAACGTTTTTGTGCCATAACAGAATGTGGTAATGTTAGAACCCACTTTTTGCCGTTATGTGAATAGGCAAAGAGTTCTGGAATATCCCCAGACTCTTGTGCCCTTTCAATTTGTTTGTTTACAAGTTCTGCGTAGTTTAATGCTAAATCTTGTTCTTCCATATTATATCCCTTTAGTTATTGTATGTAGCACCGTTATAAGTGTCCACGTTACCAGAATACGAAACATCTGTTTTGTTGTCTGGTATTGGATTCGTAGCATAGTTGGAACCCCAAGCAGTGTAAACACCAGAAGTGTATTCTGCATTAGAACATTTGAATGTCATTTCAAAGTCCCCAGAAGCACCAGCACCCGCTTCAATACCTGCAAAGTTTACCAAGAAAGCCTGTGGAGCAATCAAGGATTCATTCTTTTCCAGGTTTTCTTCACCATTACCAAAGTTTTTGTTCGTAAACTTAATGCCAACAGTTGTAATGTGTCCGTTCAATATTTCTTGAATCAGATACGTACCTTTGCAGTAATCCAAAGAATGACGCAAGAAACGAACTGTTAAAGCCCAGTTCTTAATCTTGTAGGATTTGTTTGCAAGCAACTGACCTGTAGAACCTTCAAACACGTTCATAACATTACCGTCATTACCTGGAACAGCAATAATAGCAACATCATTAGGTCCTAAGTTTTTAGCAGTCAAATTACCCATTGGGGTTTGGATGGTTAAATCAACCAAACCAATATCATTAAAAGCACCGTCAAATTGTGTAGCCATTTAGTACTCCTTATTTTTTCAAATCGTTACCAATAACAACTTTCTTGGTAGTACCAGTCAACAATGCAGAACATACTATGCCGTCCCACAAACCTGATGCTTTTTTAACCCCAGTTGGAATTGGAATTACGTATTTATATCCTGTTGGACCAAAAACTTCACCGTCTTCAGCAACACCGCCGTCAATAACACCCGCAGAATTTAATTCTAAGAATGCTTGTGAAATCACGTTGCCTAACATAGAAGCACCATCGCTGTTCATTGGAACACGTGGGGTTGTTTGCAACAATCTGAAGATAGATACACTCAACACATAAGTTAAGTAATCCGCAGATATAAATTCACTAATATCATCACCAGAAGGCAAGTTACCACGTTCCCACGCTGGTAAACCAACCATCTTTACGTTGATATACGCATTTGTGTTCTTTTCGTCCAAGTTCTTAAATTTCTGTGTTGGCGAAACAGATGCAGATAAGCCTGCGTCTAACATGTTCAAAGGCTCAACACCAGAAGCAGGTTTGTGGCAAATAGAGCACATTCTGCGTGAAGAATTTTCAAACTTGCGTGTTGCGAAGAATGCCATCAAAGAAGCAGAATAATATTTATTCGTGTTGTTCGGGTTAATCGGACATACTGCAACGTGTGTCATTTGTGCGTTACGGCAATATGCAGATATAGAACAACTAGAACCTAACGCCAAATCATTTTCTAAAGATAAATCAAACGCATTTGCGTCAATATCATCTAACACTAATTTGTGTGAAGCACTTGCGTTAGAAGCCTGTACTAATGCAGCCGCCGCTTTCTTTTGTGCCGCTGTCAAACCAGTGTCAACACCAATCATGTAATACTGTTCGCTTGCCAACAAAGCAGAGAAGTTATCTGCAAATTCGTCTGTATCGCAACCGATAACCGCAACATACATTGGACCTGTTGGTAACAAACCATTATATGCTGTGCCATAAAATTGTGTAGCGAATTTAGCAGCCTGTGAGTTAGAACCAGCCCCAGCAATAACTGCGGCTAAGTCGTCATATTTTGTGATTACAGTTGCGGCACCGTTTTCGCCTTTTTGCACAAACAAAACCGCAGACCAATCACGTGCAACATTAGTTCCTGTAGCACTAACACTTGTGCTAACGTCTACAAATTCCCTAATGTTAATTACGTTAGTAGCCATTTAATACTCCCTATTGTTTCATTTCAGTTTCAAACTCAACGCTGTTTGGTAAATCGCTCAAATCTTCTGGCTTTCTAACAAACGCAACGTTGTCATTTAACACTATGGTTTCAATGAAATTCATTTGAATCTCAAAGTTAACCCGTTCTGTCCAGGTGCCGTTTTCTAGGTCAGATAAGTTTTTAAGTCCACTTATCTGCTCTATACCTAGCATCCGTCCATTATTACTTACAAACTCATTATACCTGTTATTTTGTAAGTTAGCAAGAATGAACCTTGCTGAGTCAAATGCGTCCCCAAGTTTTTTAGACATTATATTGACTACGCATTTGAATGTCCGTAATTCCGATATAACTTCGTTACCTTGTGCGTCAAATCCCCTACTAGAACGCCCGTAACGCTGTGCCCGCCAGTTGTCGTAATTATCTAGTCTAAATGTTAATATAGTAGCAGTGTCAGGAATTGGAGAACCGTTTTGACGCTCAACAATAACCCTTTCTGTTATTTCGGAAGAGTAATTAAAAGTAGTTGCTTGCGACCCAAGCAGGGTTACAAACATTTTTGAAATGTACTTTTCAATATTCGTATAGTTTGTCAATTTGGGTTTACCTCATTTTCATTGAATCTTGATAACGTTATTTCATAATACCCCATTTGCATTGGCGTATCTTCGTCCCATACCCAAGGCTGAACTTTTCTAACATACCAATCTTTCTTGTTAAACCGAACCACAATAACTTCACCTTTTTTAGAAGGCATTGGTAATTTCTTTAGCGAATATATCGTCATAAACTCATTTGTACCGTAATCACCAAAGCCCTGCAACTGTGCTTCGTCTGGCGATAACGGTTGACAACTTTTTCTTGCCAAAAATTGCACAGGTGTGGACGTGTGGGTTTGGAATCCGTCTACATACGTGACCTTACGCATTGTTACGGTTATAACCCCACCTGCAATCATATAATCTCCTAAAGCGTCACTAAAGAAAGAACCCATTTTATTTCACCTTTACTTTTCCCGTTTGCTTGCTTGCTTTTATTTCAGCAAGTATTTCTTGTGCTATCTGCTTGGTAACCGATTTATCCCTGTCTATTCTGAACTGCGATAATACTGGATACACCCGCATATAAAAAGAACCTTCTGCGTCATCAACTAACTCAGTTTTCCAACTTAATTTAGCATGTCCTTTTGCACTAATTCTTTTCATTCTTCAACCCACGCTTGTATAGAAGAAACCATTTCCCCACTGTCAACCAAAGGAAAATCCTTCCGTTTTCTTTTTATTGTACTGTCTGCATTATGTCTAACGTCCCTAACTGGTGGCATAGGCAGACCTGCCAACTTTCTATCTAATATTGCTTGAACTAGGTTTGTACGCATTTTTTCGCCCAGTTCTTTGAATATCTTGCTATAATCGCCACCTTTGAATACAGATTTGGCACGTTGTATGGTTTGTTGAATATCACCAGTTTTCCAACCGCTTATATGTATTCTTGGGTCACTGTTTATCCTTTTAACGAGAATATCGTTTATTTCCTGCTTATTTAACAGGGAAACATTCCCATGGTCGTCTATGTTCTTTACTGCTTCCCAAATAAACTGACGACTTGATATAGGTATAATCTTCCCATTATCTAACACAAATATCCCATAATGGTTTTCCCTAGCCTTCTTAGCATTCTTTTTGTCGTTGATAAACCCTGCACAAGCAGCACCACTACAAAATTCATCTAGTGGTCTTTGTATCTGCTTGCTTAAAAACCTCATAGTTTTTTCTTCAAGGTCACCACGTATTACAACCATTATTCGCCTGTCGCACCCCCATGCAATAAAGTTACGCCACCACGCAGATAAGGCATCATCAAGTTAAACGCTTTTTTGCCATAATCGTTTGTGGATAAAAATTCATAACTTGGATAGTTGTTAAATAACTTAGATTCTGCATAAGTTACCGTCATTTTTCCAACCGTTCTGTGAACCACAGGACCAGCAGAAGAATTGCCGTTCATACCACTAGAAGCCATTTGCCTATCATAAACCAAGAAGAACATTGTTAAATACAGGAATATAATCTTCCCTTTTTCAACACTAAATAGATTCTTGTTGAATTTGAAAAACGCTTCGCCCATAGCACGTTCAATATCTGCGTCTAATATGCAATCGCTTAATTCTGCAGTTTCATCTTCGTCCAGTTCCCACTTGGTAGAATCTGTGCCAGGTTCTGCATAATTATCGTTTGCTTTGGATTTCCACACGCCAACCTTAAAGTTAACAATAGCAACAACTTTATCGTTTTCTTGATAAGCAATAGGTTCAACCCAATCTGGATATTCAGGATGAAAATCTACCTCTTCGTCCCAATCTGCTTCTGAGTCGTTTGGCACAGTTGTATTATTGTTAACACCTGACACCCAAGAAGCGTTATCTTTGTTTACCTTTGCACCAATATCATAAGTTGTTTTAACCCATGTTGGATACGGCTGATACTGCAAGCCTGCTTCACGAAGGAAATACAATTTGAAAACATCAAGAGAAACTGGATATTCTATCATTTCTTTTTCTTTTTGTTTGGTATTATTTGTACTGGGGCTTCTTCTTCCCCTACAATTTCTATTTTCTTTGTAGAATCTTTAAGCAACATGTGGGCTTCCCAAGGTTCTACAGCAGTTATTTCACCAGTGGGTAATTCCCCGCTTGTGATTGTTCTAAAACTATTTCCTAGATTTTTTATTTTTAACATTCTTTACAACCTTCATTTCTACTGGTTTAGTGTGTATTTCTACCTCTTCAACTTTCGTAAGCAACGGTTGAATCATCATTACAAAGTTTACGTATTTTTCTTCAATTTCTACAGATTCACTTGGATTCCACACAAAGTGTTTGTCGTCTATTAAAACTTCCAATTTTCTGCAGGTATTATTCTTTAATAACATTTTAATTCTCCTTAAAAGAACAAGGGGCAGGCTTTTTGCCCGCCCCAGGTAGTAGCGTCAGCCCTTGCTTAATTAAGCAGAGAATGATAAGTACAAAACTTCGGCTGGACGGTTTACAAACACGTCTGATAAACGAGCCCAAGCAGTGTTCTGGTAGTTGATACCATCAACTGTAGCACCTTGAACAACGTTGTAATCAAATGGTTGATAAGCACGTATTGTGTCAAAGTCTTTACGATACAACACATATTTGTAGTTGCCGCTGTTGAACTCTGGTTCACAGTATGCCAAAGGCACGATTTCAGCATTTGGATTACCTGTCATTTCTTTGAACACGTCTTCCAAACGTTTTTTCATTGTTGTGAACACTGGATATTGTTCGTCAACCGCAACGCCTAAGCCTAAGAAATCAGATGGTGCAATAGCCAAAGTGTCTGGCAAAGCAGTCATTGATGTGGCTGTGTAGTATGTTGACAACCATGAAGCCAAGAATGTCTTGAATTCTGATGCAGTCATAGAAGAAATCTTCTTTGTCAACAATGTTGTGTTTGTCGTAACAGAAGTTTGATTCAACAAACCTTGATGGTTTGCGTCACCCAACAACAAAGCACGCTGTACAGACAAATCATAGTCAATTTTACGTGCACGTTCTTTTTCTGTAACAATGTTCCAACGACCTGTCTGTTGTGCTTCACGAATTTCAAACATTGAGTAAGAAACCATTTTGTTCAAATTGTGAATCTTCAAAGCAACAGATTCAAGTTTAACACCGTCTTGACCACGACGTGCATTGTCGCTATCAACACCACGTGTCCAGCCGTCTATATCGCCTTCTGCGTTGATGAAGTTACGCAAAACTGTGATGTAGTTAGCAAAGCCACCTTGTGTGTGGTCAACAGGAATAAACTTTTCAGGGTCTATTTTATAGAATTTCTGTTGGCTGATTTCACGTTCAATGATAGTCAACAGAGTAACGTCAATGTCACCATAACCAGCGGCATTGAACAATTCTTGGGTGTGTGCAATAGAAGTTTGTTCTGCTTCGTTAAACAATTCAGAAACTTCTTTTTCAACACCATTTACTAAGTATTTTTTTTCTGCCATGTTCTACTCCTTAACCGATTAACACTGGTACCAAAGTTCCGCCAGATGTTGCAGAAACTTTTGCCATTGTTTTACCAATCAAAACAGCGTTAGTTGGTTGTGTAGTTGTAACAGAACCGTCAGACACTTTGTAATATACGCTAACACCAGCGTTGATTGCGTCTTCTGTAACACATTCCATAACACCGTCTTTGCACAAAACAGATACAATATCACCTGCTTTGTAAGATTCTTTCTTTGGATTGAAAATTATGAAACCAAAAGGTGCGTGTGCTTGGTCGCATGCAACAACTTTCAGTTTGCCTGTGGAAGTAGAAGCAATTTCAACTGGGTCACCAGCATACAATGTGCCAGATTCCGAAGCGTCAATTTGCACTTCCATAACCATAGCATTCAAACCCCAATCCAAATATTCACCACGCAAACGGTGTGGTCCAAATTGGTTCAGGCTTTGTGCATAGAAATTAGTCTTTGTAATAGCCATTGTCTACCCCTTAATTTATTTTTACATTTGGAACTGCAACCACTTTGATGTCTTTCAAATCTTCATTCAAAGCATTATTCAATTCCGACTTTAATTCTGTATCAGTACCTTCTGGTGCTTCAACAGGTTTAACTTCAACCGATGGTTGAACTTCGGCAGCCGCTTCTGTCCCTGCAGGTGTTTCCACAACAGGTTCATCTGCGGGTTTTGCCGCAGCGTCTTTTTCGGCTTCCAAATTCTTTATCTGTTCTGCTTGTTCGGCAATCTTTGCATTGGCTTCTTCTAATGCGTTAACCAATTCTTCAATCGTCATGTCGCCCGAAGCAGTGTTAATCAAAGTATCTTTATCAAGTTCTACTTTGGTCTTCTTAAATCCAAACATTATGTTGTCCTTTTGGTTGTATAAATTTGCTTCTCCAACGAAATACTCATCAGAGGAGTTCATCCATATCTCAGTTCCATTATAACGGGGATTTTTAACTAACGCAAGATGTAGCATTTCCCCACCTATAATTCTCTTCTTATATTTGACATTGTTAATCATTAAATCTTCTTCTGTCAAATCTGCTTTGTAAGCACAAGAAACATAAGGCACGTCACCATTCTGTATCTTGTTAATAGCCTTCTCGTCAAATATAACAAAGTTGGCATACCAATCACCACTCACTTCGCATCTGTCTACACTGGATACATAACCAACGGCTTTTTCTTCCATTTGCTTGCGGTCTTCAATGTCTTGGTGACCTATCACAACTGGGCAACCCTTTAGCGTGTACGCAAATTCGTCCAACGCAGATTGCTCAAGAAAATATACACCGTCTTTATAACCTACAGGACCAGCAGTTATAAACTTTGCCCTATATGTTTGTCCTTTAGGTATCTCGTGTTCTTCAATGCGGGGGGCAACAGTATTTTCTTTTTCAAAATAACTCATTACTTACCTCCGAATCCTGGTTTGAACACTTGCTTCGCCATAGGGTCAGCAACAAACTCTTCTTTGTATGCAACGTCTATGCCTAACAAATTGTATTTATTCACCGCTTCTTGCCATTCCTTGTTCGTAATACGACCAAACATGTTCGCTTCGTTCAAGTTAGCAAGTTTTAGTGTTTTTGATTTTTCCATTTCATATTCGCTGGTTCTTATCAAAGAAGCCCATTCAATGTCAAAATCTAATGTCTTTCCAAGAACTTTACGACCAACCACTTCAAGTATCTTTATAATCGCAGATTCACTTGGAATTCTGATTTCTGCTTCAACCGTATCAGCATAGGTTTCCCTATCTGCTTCACCAGAATTAAATCCTGCTGGTGAAGTGCCGTATAACTTATTCATAGTAATACGTGCGTCAGCAGCCATATCTACACGTGAATCTATCTTCAAATCAGACAAGCCATTAAAGTGTATCTGTTTCTGGGCATAGTTATCTTCTGAATCTAATAACAACGCTTTCATATAGTTTTTCAACTGTTCTGCATAGGCAATACGCTTAGTAATAGCACTTGTAGCGTCTTCATCTTGCATAGCGTCATTTAACCCATATAAACTGAAAATATCTGTTTTGGCTTCATCTAACAGTTCAAAGATTACGTTTTCGTTCTTAATAGATTTGTTCATTGTGCGAACCAATGGTTCCAAAATGGACATGCCCCAGCCACGTGCCACAGGGCGATACAAAGGCGGAAATTCTTTCCCTTTGAATAAGATTACCCTTGATTTGTGAATAGCGTGCCCACGCAACATAAATGGCGTATCTGATAACCAATCAACAGAAGCAAGCCCAGAAGTAGAATCACGATTGGTATTGCTTAATTCCCAGTTATCAGTTACATAAAATTCCAAAGGCGTATCTTCATTTATCTTTTCTAAATCAAGTTCTGTCTGTGGATTTCTACCATCAAGAATAACAATTCCTGCACCACCAAACAAACGCTTCCAAAACAAAGCCTGTTGAAGTTTCTTCCAGGTTTCATCCCTGCGTAGATAAATTTCAATGCGTCTAATATCTTCCCTTGATATTTCATCTCTAAAATAACTGTCGTCCGATTTCTTTAGTTTTTCGTCCGCTTTAACTTGTTCTTTTTCCCATTCTTGTCTGCGTTTTGCCTGTTCTTCTTCAAATCTTATCTGTTCCCCAACTTTATCAGTTTTTTTGTCGTCTTCGTTCCAAAACTTAAAAAACCTGTGCCGTTTCTTTTCAGTAGGCAAAACTACCTTCTTTTCATAAGCACTAAACTTTAAGCCACCACGAAATGCGTCTAATACAGGAACTTCTATCAATGCCTGTATAAAACCAAACTGTTGATATAATTGTGACAATAATGGATAATTTAACGTAATATATTCTGACCTAACCTGTAAAGCCAATGAAAACGAGTCGTTTATTTTGTTTGGTGACAATGACCCGCTTTTTGTTTGACCACTATTAGGAACAATACCTGAAATGAGTTGCCCCATTGAGTTAGTTAATTTTGTTTCATCGTTTTTCTTTTTTGCCATCAAACCACCTTTATATGACCTTATTGTAATTATTTATTTGACTTTTGGCAAGAGAATTGTGTATAATAGGAGTAATGAATGTAAGTGGACCTTGTTTTGTTATTGTAAAAAACGGCGTTCCTTTCAACAAATATGAAGTGAACGCTACGAGTATTTCGCCCTTGGGGTTCAAAACAGATTCATTCTATTTTGATAAAAAAGAAGACGCAGAAATATATTATCTGTTCCTTCTACAAGAAGACGGCGAAAAGGAACTAAACAGATTACTTGCCTCAGACAGAACGTTCCTTTGGGAAAAAGAAGAATATCGAGCATTTAAGAAATCTATCAACTGGCAAGAATTAAAAGACAAAGTAAAAACCCTCCACTATACAAAAACAACAACATTTGTTAAAGCAACCCAAAAGAGAAAAAAATGAGCGTTAAAGAATACTGTGCTAAAAATATAGCAGACGAAGCCCAAGCCATTGAAGGTTATTACCCATTGCTAGCCGCACTTGAAGAAGCAGGCGATAAAGACGGTATGGCTATTGTGAAAGAAATCATTTCAGACGAAAAAAACCACATGAACCTTTTACAGGTTATTATGTTGAAACACGATAATATAGAAATCGCTGGGGACGAAATGGCGGAAACCTTTGATTTCTTAAAGAAAAATATCAAATAATTTTATAGAAAAATATATATCTTTTTCTAGCAAAATTCATTGAAAAGAATGTCTGGATACTTAAGCATAAATAATTTCTTCTTAATTATGTATTCAGGCTTCTTTCTCGTTATTGGCGATTTTACGTCCTCTGCAACCCATTCTCGCCCGTTAAAGTAATAAAAATCCGCAACCCATGCCACACCTCGCACGTTAACCCCACGATATTCAAAGTTTTCTACCAATTCAAAGCGTTTTTGGCATTCTAAGCCCCTTATCGCACCAGCCTGTTCCAAAGCACTTAATTCTACATACCTTTTCGCTTCTTTGCCAGAATCAAACGTCCTATCCCCAACCGTCTTCTTCTTGGCGTTAAATTTGTTCTTCTTCGTCACCTTTTCAGCAAGATTAAACCTGTTGCCTTCACTCTTTATGTAAGACCTAAACTCAGCAGCAGTCATGTTCAAAAACTCTACCATTATATAAATATACTCCCCGTTTTCATGTTAAACGCAATTTCACAACCGTCACCAATGTTATCAATCCATTCGTCCTTCGGATTCTTGTCATTCGGATTGTATGCTAATAATTCCGCCCTCGCACCAACAAAGTTCGGGTCGCCTTCCCTGAAATATACCCGACCCGCTTCCATCCACGTCATAGCACTTTCAGCACGATTCATCTTGTTCTTCTTCGCACCACGCTTCAATGGCACTATCGCCATAGCAGGACATTCCCTCCTCATGTCTTGTATAAACCCTAACCCAGACAACGTGTTTTCTACATATACCCTTCTGCATTGCTTGTATGCCGCATTACAGTGCAAAAAGAATTCTATGCAATACTTCTTAGCATCTGGACTTTCCCACTTCCCTACACGACTTCTTAGCAAATATAAATTATTATCCTTCGCATGACCCCAACAACAAAATAACGATTTATCCCCATTCGTTGTAAACCCAAAGTCGGTTGTTATGAATACCTTGTTAAATGATTCAGGATTAGCCCTGAACGTTCTTATCCATTCTTCGTGAAAATATGCCCCGTAATTGTCAATCGGTGCCTGTTGATACATAGCAGCAAACATAAATGGGTTTCTTTGCTGTTCCTTTTCCAACTGTTCCTTCGGATACCGCTTAGGATAAAAACTTTCACCATTCCCATCCAAAGCAGGTATAATTACAGTTTCCCAATCTTCCGCTTCGTTCTTTAATACCCACCCACTAAAATCATTCGGGTGTATTCTCTGTTGAATACATATAGTAGGTACTTCTGGCGTTCTTCTACGGGTAGCCAATTTCCTTTGGTAAATATCTGGAGTTTCTATCTGTTCATGTACACTAGACGTTACTTCTGGCGAATTTATATCATCTAATAATAATGCACCAGTAAAACCTTCCAAACCAGGTATCCCAGCGTCAACACCTAATAACGCACTACTTATCGTTCCAGCAGTTAATCCACTTCGTACCCCACCACTTATTAAGTGATAGTTCAATACCGACTTGTCCCCAGGGTCCATTTCCTTCCCAAACAATTCTTCCCACTCAGGAGTCATCATCAAATTTCGACTTTCCTTGGACAGTTTCTTAATCAGTTTTTCCCCATACGCAACATAGCAAAACATGTTGTTCTTATTCCTAGCAAAGCACCAAGTAATAAAATATTGTAATAGTAATGACTTCCCTGTCCCAGGCGGACAATTTATCAGTAAGTTCCTTTTTTCGTTCTTCCCGTCAGCAAACCTTTGTAATGCATCACACATCTTTATGTGGGCTTCCGTCATATCGTAATCTGTCCCCTGTGCTATCTTGTGCATCCAGACAGCATATTTCTTCAAATCTAATAATAATCCCCTCGCTAGTTCAAATTTCTCTTGATTTGTCATTACACCCTCCAATCTGTATCATCCAAATCTGATTTGCCTAAATTACAATCTTCACATAAGGTTTGTAAGTTTTCAGGGTCATAATATAATTCTGGGTAGATAGATATAGGTTTTATATGGTCAACGTGAAGTTTTACCCCATCTGCTGCACCACGCCCACACAAACAACATTTGCCACCGTCACGCTTCAAAACCAAATACCTTAATTTGTTCCAGGTAGTAGCATTGTGAATATCACTACGCTTCTTTTTGTTTCGCATTTCTTCTTGGGCTTCTTTCTTTATTTTGTTAATAACATTAAGGTCTTCTGCTAACGGATTCTTTTTCCTACAATAAGGACACTTCCATCTGCCACCATCTTTAACATCTGATACTGCCCACAAACAACGACCACAACCCCTAGGACATTCTATTTCATAAACAGGTGGCGTTCTGTGGTGTTCTTTCATAACATTTGCCATCCCTATCTGCGTTTTTATTTTTTCCATTTTTATTCCTTGCTCTTTTTTATTTTGTCAGCCATAATATCTTTCGTGGGCGAAAATGGTCAAACAGTGCTTCGTCTAGTCTGAAAGAATATACTAGTATGAGCGGGTCCCAGACCAAAACATTACCGATTCCCATTGCTCTGCGTTTGCGGAGTTTTTTCCGTCCTTATATCTATCACATCCTTTAACCCACCAACAACACCACCAGTCTTACTGCTACTCACTACAGGAACCACCACAGTATTCGGCTTCCAATTCATGTCCTTCTTCACAGAAGCAGCAGCCTTAGTCAACCCTAGCAGGTTATTGCTTATCAATATCAAATCTTTCAATTCTAACTTCTCTACATCCTGTACACCACGCCTAGCCAATTCCCTCGCTATCATGTTTATACACCCAGCCACTAATTCCGCAGTACTCAGCCCATCAGCGTGACTCGTTATCTTTTCCAGCAATAGTACTTCAGTAGTATCACTCTCTTGCTTAGCCTTCAATGACCGCTCTTCCCACCTCTGCCTCGATACTATAGCCTGGGCAGCCTTGCCTTCATCAGTCTGTAACCACGCACGTTGCATCTCACAACCACGCTTAAACCGCTCCTGCCTGTATAACTGCCTGTCCGCAAAATCATCAGGATTTAACCCGTAATTGTTCGCACGACCCCACCCCTTGTAATAAAAACTATCTGGAAACGCATTCTTATCAGCCATGTCTTTTCTACCCCTTTCCTACAACTATAACCTTTCTCACAACCTTTGTCAAGATAACCCCCATACCACCCCACCCCCCATAGACGCAGGGTTAGGTTCCCCCAATCTGTCCAAAGAATGCTTTTTTTTCGCAGAAATCCGCCACAATCCACGAACGAATTGACACAAATATAGGTGCATTTTTAGTGCTGGTTTTTTGTTTGCAAAAAGTAAATGATGGTGGTGTGAAAAAACAAAAAAGTTTTTCATAAAATAAAGTCAAGCGGTGGTCGCTTGGTATAATATAAAATATAGGAGTCAAGTTATGAACGAACAAAAAACAAAAAACTGGTCACACTTCGAGAGTCGCTGGCGTTATCTGAAAGACGCTGAGGGTGATTATATAAAAGACGAGTCGGGTGCGACTATAAAGTATATAGAACGATGCTGGGCTGGCAAGTTAGTCAAGTCGGCGGACTGGTTGTCTGGGTGTGGTGACTCTGATGAGGTTGTCTATGTATTGACGGTAGGCAACAAAAAGTCAAGTCCAGATGACGAGCTCCACTTAAACGTCTTGTTGGTGTATAATAAACAGCGAGGTGTTATCTATAAAAATAAAAACAATAGTCAAGACAACGACCTATATGTTGACTTTTTACAAAAAGAGACGGGTGCTGTGGTTGAGACGGTTGACTACTTGCCGACCGTATTTACTAGCAGGGGTGGAGCGTCTGGTATAAAATCACTGGATGACGCCTTGATGAAAGCAACAACCGACTTGATATAATAACACTACGGTGGCGAGGAGAGACGCCACCTTTATTTTATGGAGGACTCGATGTTTATGGAGAAACGGTGCGACCTGATTGCTCGAGCATACAGCAAGGGTGGTGTGTGGGATTTTTGGTCTTTTGAGAAATATACAGGTCAAG